CGAGCTTGCGGTCGAGGCAGAGAAACGCTCCGACGCCGACGCCCGCAAGTACGAACGCGAGACAGGCCGCCCGGCCGCGACGGCGCCCGTCCCCCGGTGGCGCCGCTTGCTCGACAACCCGGACGCGCCTCTGGTGCCATCGGTCATCCGGTGGGGCTGCAACCGCACGCTCAACCCTGACGAGCAGGACGCGCCTTTGAGCCGCCAGGCCATCGCGATGATGCTCCGGCGCAGGGCATCGGCCGCAGGTATTCCCCAGGCGAACTGGGGCCAGATCCATCCCCACGGGTTTCGGCATCTGGCCGCGAAGTCTGCCCACGACGCGGGCACGCCCCTGACGACCATCCAGGCGGCCCTGGGTCACGAGAGCCTGACCACGACGGGCAGGTACGTAGAGGAACGCGATCCGGGCCGGATCAGGCTCTTCGCGGGCGCGATGCCACCCATGGGCGTTCCGGTCGTACCTACAGAAGTTCGCGATGTTGCTCGCGGAGCTACGCAGGTTCCAGTGCAGGCACCGCAGGCATACCCGGTTCAGCCTGTCAGTCCCCCCGTGGTGGCCGCGACGCGTGTAATACCTACGCCAGAGGCCACCACGCGGCCACCGGCCCAGGTGCCAGCCAGGCGCGTCATCGAGACCACGGGCGTGCCTGTTCAAGAACCCGAGCGCGAGGTCATCAAGCTGGCGTACCTACCGCCGTTGCCGCCGCCGGTACCCGTGGCGCCGTTCGAGAGCTTGTCGCCAGTACCAGTACCAGTACCAGCACCAGCACCTCCTGCCCCCGCGCCGTCGCCTCCGAAAGCCGAGAAGGCCGCCAAGGCGCCCAGCAAGCCGGAGGAGCCCGCGGGCCCGGAGTGCCCGCCGACGCTCATCGGGCTCGGCACGTGCGCGCCGCTCGCCGTGGAAGGCCAGGGCGAGCCCGATTACGCGTACCAGCCGAACTGCTGGGGCGAGGGGATCACCGACGCCTGCGACCGGCTGATGCGCGAGCGCCTGCACGGGACACAACTGTCTGCGCAGAGCTACAAGCCTGGCGACCTGCTCGCGCACGCCTGGGTCGGACGATCGTCCAGGCTCGTCTGGTGGGCGGGCACCGGCGGCAACCTGGCGCGCGAGATGCCGGTCCTGTCGCCCGTCCAGATCCGCGGCGGCGGGAACTCGCTCACGAAGCCGCCGGACCAGCCGTACTACTACTACAGCCACCCCGACGCGCAGTACCCGCACGGCCGGACGATCCGAGAGCTTCTCACGGACCTCTGGCAGCACTGGGTGACGAGTACAGGAACCGACCGCTACGGGTTTCCTGCCGGACCTACGGCCGCCGCCGCGCTCGTGCAGTGGGTCGGCCAGGCCATCGACATCGGTCAGGCGCTCAACGACGACATGCTCAAGATCGGGCACGACCCCAACAACAAGGTCACGACGTACACGGCCGGGCACCGCGGTTGGGTCGATTACGTCGATGACGCCGATCTGGTCGATGACCCGGAGGAGTTCTTCAAGACGTTCGTGGTCTACCGGCAGCACCGCGAGGACATGATCCTCAAGTGGTTCTGCGACAACGCGAGGACGTTCCGGTTGAGCCGTGGCGAAGCCGCCAAAGGCGAAGCTCACAAGGTGGACGACAGGCCCATCGTACCCGGACCGATCAAGCCCGGCGACACGCGCAAACTCGTGCTGCCCGACTGGTACTCGTCGCCAGATCCGCTTGCTGCGCTTCCTGACGCGGAGCGCGACGAGCTACTGGACTTCCTGCGGACGCTCGTGGGCTCGGTGGATCTCGATAAGACACCCAGGTTCCGGCACCGGGCGTCTACCTACGACCTGTCGTTTCTGCTCGACCAAATGTGCTCGTACGACGACATGATCGCGCGCACCGAGCGCGACAAGCCCATGGGCGACTATTCGCCGTCGGAGGTACGCCAGAACGCCGCTGCGGCGCTCGAACGCATCAACGGCATGCTGAAGAAGCACGGCTGGGACGTGAGCACACAGCCTTTCGATGCGCTGGTGCGCGAGCGCCGACGCCAGACCGGCAAAGCTCGCGAGGATCTCGCTCACCGGCTCAAAGCCGAAGGCCGCGAGATCACCGACGAAGAGAAAGAAGAGATCGAAACCCGCACGGTTGAGACACGCCAGAGCTTCTACCTCAACCTGCTCGCCAAGGTGTACGGCGACGAAGTGAAAGACGACAAGGCCATCCAGGTGCTCGCGCGCTGCAAGGACGACGCGCCGCTGGCTGGCTACGACGAGCTTTTCCGCATCGACCCCAAGACCCGTACGATCCAGCACACGCCGGAGTTCGCGCGCAGGTTCGCGAAAGAACTTGGCTCGCACTCCGAGTGCGTCGCCCGCAGGATCGCACGCCAACTGTGGGAGCTACGGAAGCTACTCAAGGCCGACAAGCGCGCGGCTGCGGGCAGGATTCTCAGGCGGTCTGATGAGCTTGTCGAGCAGGTCGCGGTCTGGAGCGCGTTCCGCGTGCCGTGCCCGGTCACGCTCGAAGCGGAGCTACACACGCGCATGGGCGCCGGGTCCAGGGGCAACGTGCGGTTCGCGCGACCGACCGAGCAGCCGGTCGTGGTGCCTGCCGGAGCCCGGCTGCTCTCGGGCGACAAGCTCTACGAGGTCGTAACTGGCGGGCGGTACGTCGCCGACGTTGCTGCCGAGCGCGATCTCGAACACGCGCGCGAGAAAGAGATCCGCGGCACCTGGGAGCGCGAGCGTTCCGACTGGCTGCGCGCGCATCCCGAGGCGAAGCCCACGGAGTACCCGAAGGTGTACTTACCGTCGCGAAGCTCCGCGCCGGTCTCGGATCTCATCCCGGTGCGGGCACTCGGACTCGGCACGGACACGAGCCTGCCCGCTGGGTTCACAGGGCTTCGCTGGGAAGCTCCTCCGGCGGGGCTCGACGCGGATAACGTGATCGTCGCCGACGGCGGCCTCACGGGCGGCAAGGGACCGGGCGACGACGATCGTCTCTCCCGCGCCTGGGACACGCACGGCCAGAGGCTCCTCGGGCGCATGGTGGATCTGGGTGCCGAAGAAGAAGCAGAGGGCGGCACGTACTCAGAGGACGAAGCCCAGCGCGCGCAGATGTCTCGCGAGTTCAGCGTGCTCTCGGGCAAGTACAAGGTCAACGCGAGCACGCTAGGGCTCCTACCGAACCCGATCGACCTGCTATTCTCGGTGCTGACGTGACCCAGAAGCACCTGCGTATCTTGCGCTTCGACGCGGACGGCACGGTCATCGGCGGCCAGGCGATCTCGTCGGCAGTGCTACCCGCGTATCTGGTAACCGCCGTGGGCAAGCCTGCTCGCGAGCTTCTGGGCCCGGCGCCAGACACGCGCCGCCGGTCGGCCATCGCGGTCCTGTCCAACGAAGCCGCCAAGCGCGCGCCCAAGTTCGTCGGCGTCGCCATGGTGGCCTGTCCGTCGGCGCAGATGATCCGTAGCTACCGCAGGAGAGCCGACAGCGTGATCTTGCCCGAGGCCGCGTATCACGTGTCGTTCGCGGCGTTGAGCTTGCCCCAGCGCGGGATCGTGTTCGGAGACTTCCTGGCAGGCTCTCTGCGAGAAGTCCTGACCATGATGCGCTCGCGCTTGGCGTACGTACGCCAGAAAAAGACAGCCTGAGCTACTTGGTCTGCTGGTGAAACGCGTCGTTGCAGCGCGGGAACGGCGACGGTGGGTTCACGAGCATCATGGGAGGATCGCCCTGCTCGCTCTTGCGCCGCCCGCACGTCGGGCACTTGCCGAAGATGGCGTCCCAACCCGCGCTGTACTCGCGCGACGCGCCGCCGACCGTGAAGGGCTGATCTTGTAGGTACTTCACGCAGCGTCCGTCGGGTCCAACCAGTTCCACGCGATCTCGACCTGGCCGCCCTGGTTGGGAGCGAACTCGAACGCGTCGTCGTCTCCGTCGTCCGACACCGCGATCGGCTGGTTGCCCCGGCGGAACATCGTCCCGAACACCCGGCGCCCAGCCTGCTGCTCGTCGAGCGCCTCGCCGTCGATCACGCCCGCGATCGTCTGCGTCTTGCGCACGAGCAGGCTCGCGATGGCCTCGTCGATCGTACCTACGGCGTCGAGGTACGTGATCGTGCACTTGTTCGTCTGGCCCAGTCGGTGAATGCGGTCCTCGGCCTGAACCAAGTCCATCGGGCGCCAGGTGCGCTCAACAAAGAGCGTCTCGGTCGCGCGCGTGAGCGTGAGCCCGACACCTGCCGCGAGGATCGAACAGAGAAGCACGTCGAGCTTCCCCGCCTGGAAGGCTTCCTTGTCGCGCTTGCGCTCGCGCTCGTCCTGGCCGCCGATGATCTTGCCGATACGGAAGCCCTGCGCCGTGAGCATCGTGTCGAGCCGCGAGAGCACCTCCGAGTGATGCGCCATCACGACCAGCGGGCGCCCGGTGCTCGCCTTGTGGTTCACGATCCAGTCGAACGCCGCGGGCACCTTGCCCTTCGCGGCAAGCCCTCGCAGCGCGGTCATCTTCGCTAGCTGCTCGGCGCGCTTCGCCCTGGCGACCTTCTCCGGGCCGCCGTTGTCCATCACCCAGCGCAGGAACTCTTCGGCGGCACGGATGTACTCCTGCGCTTCGTCCCGTCCGAGGACCACTTTCAGCGTCTCGCGTGTTTTCTCGGGCAGGTTGAGCATGCTCTTGTCGCGGCGGAGCATGTACCTGGAGTTCAAGAGCGCGTTCAGTTCGCGCTCATTGGAGCTACCCTCGAAGTTCCAGGTCTTGCGCCGGAACCCACCACGCACGCGGATTTCTTCCAGCGTGCCAGCGCAGTACCGGATACCGAACGCCGCGTAGTCGCTCCACGTCGCGGGATCGATCATGTGGAGCAGCGGGAAAAGTTCGATCGGCCGGTTGAGCACCGGCGTCGCCGAGACCATGAACTTCCGCGGGATCACCGCGCACAGACGAGCGACCGACTTCGCGCGTGCCGACCCGCTGTACTCCAGGCCGGTTTTGCTCTTCTTGAGCTTCAGCGTCTTGAGCGCGTGGGCCTCGTCGGCGACGAGCGTCTTGAACGGGCGCTGCTGGTGCGCCTCCATGAGCCTGTCCTCGTGCGCGGACATGACATCGTAGTTGATCACGATCACGTCGGCGGTCGTGTAGTCCGTAATCGGACCGGCTTTCTCGCCAGAGATCACGCGGGCCGTGAGGCCAGGGCGCCAGCGGTTGATCTCGTCGGCCCACTCCGCCCGCATCACCGCGGGGCAGATCACGATCGCTGGCGCGTCGATTGCGCAGACACACACCAGGGTCTTTCCCGTGCCGGGCTGATCCGCGAGCAACGCACCGGGATGGGCGTCGAGCCAACGGATACCCTCGACCTGATGCGGCATCGCCTGCGCTGGGATCTGCCGATCCGCGCGCAGCACCGGCGGCGCTGGAACCGGCGCGCCCATCTGGAGCGCGTCGGCCGCGACAGCTTTTGCCTGCTGCACGATCGGAGCGTCGGCCACGGCCTTCGGCATCGCCTTCACTTCGCGGAACGACACGAAGTCGCGGCCGGATCTCACCGGGCGACCGGGCCAGTCGATCCCGATGCGGTAGTAGCCGTCGGACGACTTCGGGCCGATCCAGCCGACGATACGTTCGCGGCCCTGAGAGTCCTGCACGCGCTCGCCGATGACCAGATCGGCAAGGGCGGCTGGAGCCGCGGGGTAGGTTTCGTTGGTGGCACTGGTGGGCGCCCCAGCGGGGGGAGCATTCATCGCGGGTAGCTCCTGCGGAGGGTGGTCTGGCACCTTGAACATGTTGCCCTCGGGGCCGACCATCAGTTGCCCCGGGTAGACCATCGAGAGCGCGGCCATGGCCTGTCGGAGAGAGCTTTCAGGTATGACGTTCCTGGGCTGCGGAGCACGCACAAATCTTCGCCCCGGGATCTTGCGTACCTCCGTGAGCCACGCGTCGCTGACGGGCGCAAAAATCGCCAAGCTCCCAGGTGCTTCGCGCACGATCTGGATGCCGCGCGAACGCTCCATCTCCATGATGCGCTCGGCGACCTTCGTGTACCCGGCGCCCTTCGCGATCGTGTGCGCGGCAGCGATGGCGTCGTTCGCGCCTGGGCCACCGTGCTCGGCGGCGAGCGCGCCGTGCCAGATCGCTTTCTGGGCCATGGCCTTGTAGTCGCGGGCCTTGAAGAGCGGGCTGATCTGATCGTGCATCACGTCCGGCGCGCCCAGCAGACCCGCGAGGATCATGTCGTCATCCGGCGTGCCAGCGGGCTTGTAGTAGCCGTACTTGGCGCGGCAGTCGGGTCCGGCGCCCGCCTGCACCGAGTCGGCGTCCACGAGCGCGCGGTGGCAGAAGATGCACCGGCTCGCGACCTTGCGCGTGTGGAGGGCGAGTTCGTAGCTCATGGAAATGTCGCGACCCCCGGGGGGTTGTTCAGGTAGCCGAAGCCCGCGACGGCGGGCGCCTCGCGGAAGAACCCCATCCCGAGCAGCCGAGGCTCGCTGAGAGGCCGCTTGCCGCGCGAAACGCTGTCACTCTCGGGGCCGCTGTTGCCCTCGATCGTGTTGATCGTGTCCGGGCCCGTGAACGACTCCACGACGCCTATGTGGCCCATGTTCTGACCAGCGTCGCCGCGGGTCCAGATGACCAGCATGCCCGGCTGAATGAGCCCCGGGTTCGCGCGTAGCTGTGCGACGTCCAACCAGCCTGCTCGCGGGTTTCCTGGGTCACGAAGCTGGCGCATGGTTTCGAGCACGCCTGCGGATCCAGGGATCGGCTTCGGGATACCCAGCGCCGCAGACGCCTCCTTGATCCAGGTAGCTACGGCGGCAGCGCACCAGTTCGCCGGGGGCGTGATCCCGGTGTTGCGCAGCATCTCGTCTACCCTGGGGCCCGTGTTGTTGTGCGCAGACTCTTTCGTGCCCAGGTCGGCCATCGCGCGGCCCAGGAGCGCCCCTGCGAAGCCTCCGACGGTAGGTACGCCTGGGAGAGCGCGCTTGCTCTTCGAGGCCGAGTACCAAAGCGCCCCGAGCACGCCGCCGACGGCCGCACCGATCATCAGATCGGTGGCCTCGACGCGCAGCGGACCGAGCGCGATCGTGCCCATCACTCAGGCTCGTCGTCCTCGGAGTCGTCGTACGCCGGTACCTCCGGCCGCGGGCCAGCGATCCCCATGTCGCGCTCCATCGAGTCGGCGACGTTGAACGCCGCGCAGCACGCCTGGTAGAGCCCGAGCAAATCGCTCGCGTCCTGCTCGAACAGAGCCGCGTCCTGCGGGTTCTTGGCGCCGTCCGCGTCGTCGATAGACTTGGCGAGCGCCAGGAACACCGCGTCGCACATGGCGAGCAGCGGCGCCCGGAAGCCCATGCCCTTCGCGCCGCCGACGACGCCCTGGATGGTCTCGGTCAGGTTGTTGATCTCAGCGCCGCGCGCCCCCTCACGGAACTTCGCCCGAACCTCGGCTACGTACGACCGCACATCATCGGTGGCCATCAGGGCGAGCCTACCACGGGAGTTTCTCTCGGTGTACTCTCGTGTCCGTGTCGAAACTGGCGGCTGGCATCTGTTTTCTGGTACCTCGCGATCGGGCAGTGTTTCTGATCCGCAGGTCCGATCGCGTGCCGACCCCGCTGGTCTGGAGCGTGCCAAGTGGCATCGTCGAGCGCGGCGAAGGCCAGTGGGAAGCCGCCCAGCGCGAGACGATCGAAGAGGCAGGATCTCTCCCGCGCGACATGAACCCGGTCGGGCTGCACGTGACCACCAGCCCGTCGGTCGCGTTCGCTACGTACTTCGTGATCCTGACTCCGGCGGCGGCGCGTGCGTGGCGGCCTCGGTTGAACTGGGAAAGCTCCGCCGGGGGATGGTTTTCCCTGGAAGATCCCCCCGAGCCGCTGCACCCCGGGATGCACGAGACGCTCAACGTGGCGAGGCGCATTTCGTCGGGTTAGTTCTCGTCGCGCTCACGCTTGCCGTCCTCGGCCCCGGCCAGGAACCCAGACCCGAACCTGTGCATGCGCGCCATCGCCTCGTCACCTACGTACGTAGCTTCCGGCATCCGGTTCGGGCCGGTCGGCATCCTGAACTCGATGAGCGCGTACTCGGGATCTTCAGGATCGGGCCTTTGGCTCCAGCGCGCGCCAGAAACCAGCCTGTTCACGTCGGCGCGAGAGATCGCCGCTTGTTTGCGTCGCTCATGTCGGTTCATTTGTCGTCCTTTCGCGGAGCAGCCAGACCTACCGACGCGGCACGTTCCACGAGTTCCCATTTCGGGTGCGTCTCCTTCACGTAGACGCGAACCATGTCCGCCACGAGCGCGTTCACGTCGCGTCCACGACCCTCGACGCTGGCGATGCGGCGCACGAGCGAGGCCAGATCGAAGTCGATCGTCAACGACGCCTTCTTGGGCTTGGCGTCGAACACGATGTCCAGGTGTGAACCACGGCGGTTCATTCCGTGCTTATCCGGTTGACGCCCACGACCACTACCAGTGGTGGAGACGCGCGACACCTGTGTTATTCTGAGGGACCATGGTGCATCGAACCAAAGCACTTCGTGCTGGCGCGCAACTGTTCCACGGGAGCCCCATCGGGGAAGGGTCGGTGAGCATGCCTTTTGTTCCGCGCCACCGCTCATTTTTCTCTCGCAGCCAACGCGTAGCCGCACTTTTCGCGCTGAACCCAAGCCTCAAGGAAGATACTAGACTGCGTGGCTTTACCGGAAGCGGGTGGTTGCTGGAGTACAGAGTCATAAGCCCGCTGCGCCTGATCCGCTTCGCAGATTGGCCAGAGGCGGAGTCTCTGTTTGAGACTGATGATGACGAGCCGGACCTGTCTGAAAGCACGGCGGCGATGGCGGATCTTTTGTGCCGTTGGGGCACGTACGACGGGTGGATCGTGGATGATCCTTGGTACATCACTGGGTCCGACTCTGGGGACGATGACGTGATGCTGTGCGATCCGCCGTCCTGCCTTAAACTTGTTCGGGCGTCTGTTCTGCGCTCGGCGTGATGCAAGGCCCGCAACTGGTAGTGGTCGTGGGCGTCAACCGGATAAGCACGGTTCATTCCTCGTCCTTTCGAGCAGGCCCAGGCAACCCGTTTCCGAGCGAGCCCAGGTTAGGGCTCTCGATCATCGCTTCGCGCGACCGAGCAGCGAGGCCACTCGGATCTGGCGCATCGCGCTCACGCGGAGGGCCAACGTACACGTCGTCGTTCAGAAAACGGTTCTGCCCTGGCGGGTATGCAGTGCCCACCGGCTCCTCTTTTGCGAGCCCGTTCCCGAGCGAGCCCAGATCGTCCAGATCCTCCGCGCGTGAGCCCAGCATGCCGAGCCCGGCGCGGTCCATCATCTCGATCGTACCAGTGTCATACCAGCGAGCGCGCTCCTCGGGATCGAGTTTGTAGCCCATGCTGCAACAATGGCCCGCGTCGAGCTTGTCGATCGCATCGAGTACCTGCTCGGGCTGCGCATGCACCCCGACTTCGACTTCCTCGAAATCGATCGCCGCGAGAGCGATCGTCAGGCGCCCGTATACGTCAGGACGCACGAGGGCTTCGCCTCCTCGCAGCAACACGCACCCGTCCACCGCGTACACGTCGCGGAAGTTCGCTCCGTCGTCGAGCGCGTGCGCTGCCCAGGCAACGTACCGGAGCAGGTTCCCCTCAAGCTCTGTGCCGATGAGCCTGCTCACTTCCTGCACGCGCTCGCTCAGAGCATCGAGAAGCCCGGTACGTACGATCACCGGACGCACAGGCTCCGGCCACGGGACGCGCTCCCCGTCCCAGCGGGTATCGAACCGGCTGCGCTGCGCGAACGAGCACACCACGGCGGAGGCAGCGGCCACCTGCCATAGCTCCATCCGATCCTCGCGGGAAAGCTCGGTCATCAGGCTACCTACGACGGTTCCGGGTTCGAGCCTTCGGTGCCTTCGATCTGGGCCTCGTGGAGCATCACGAACTTCTGCCCGTAGCTCTCGAATGCGACGCCTGCGGTCTTGAGGAACAGCACCACGTCGCCGACCTTGGGCAGCAGCGGCACGATGTCCCCGTTGACGCTCACGTGACCGTTACCCGTGGCGATCACCCTCCCACGGCGCATGTCGTCGGTCGGCCCAGGGGCGATGATCTTGCTGGTGGTCCGACCGCCTCCTGCCTCGGGCGGCAGTGGGACGACCAGTACCCGGTCGCGCAGGGGGGCGATGCTCGTCTTGATCTCTTTCTCGTCGTTCATCCGTAGCTCCTCGCGTTGGTCTCGTCGATCAGGTCGCCCGCAGACACTTGGACTCTGGCTTCCGCCGGAATGTCCTCCAGGTACGGGCTCGGATCGTTCTGTTTCTCTTCGCCGTACAGGAATCTTGACTCGGCGTACGACACGTACAGGCGCTTCTTGGCCCGGGTCACGGCGACGTACATGAGCCTGCGTTCTTCGTCGGGCTCTCCGCCGCGTCCAGACGGGAAGATGCTGGTTTCCGCGCCGACGATGAACACCGTGTTGAACTCCAGTCCCTTTCCGGCGTGAACCGTCATCAGTTGCACCTGGCCGGTTTTTTCTTCCTGCTGATCGTCGGCC